GCCCAGCGCAGTCTTGCAACTTTCTGGACACCAACAAACGCTACGCTTGCAGCATCTTCTGAAGATCTAACGGAGCCATTTCCAGATAGTCATTTAAACAGGATTAGAGTTAATGTTCCAGTATCAGAAAGCCTTGAAGCATCAATAATTAGCCCCAACATACTTAATTTTAATACTCTTGCAGATCTTGGAACATTTACTGTTGGCTCATATTTTTATTCAAATAGTTTATTTTTACAAACGGTATCAATAGGGTACGAATACACAGATCCAGCCACATCAACCATAGTTCAAAATTTAAAAACCTTTACTAGCACACTTTACCAAAAATGGGGATTTATTTCTGAAACTTTTGAAATTCCAAATGTTTCTGCACAGTTAAGACTTGTAATTAAAATTAAAGTTTTTGAGGGATCAACAACATCAGCAGATAACGAATTTTATATAAATGGCATTACCTTGGGTCAGTGGAATGAAGAATTCAATACTTATTCTTTAAATGGAATAACCGAAACAACAGTTCCGACAAGTATAAGCATTTACGGTGGTTATGATGCGGTAGAAGCACAAGCATACGGAATTGCAGAAGACTCTGGATACTACATTACTGAGGGTGGCTTAAAATGTAAAAATGCAGGCATTCCTTTAGTTTATGGTGCAAGCGGAGTGACACGATTAGAACCAAATACTGATGCATCCCTAATACTTCCAGGCAAAGGATTTTTAAATAAAAAAGGGCAGTATAACGATTATACAATTGAATTCTGGGCAAGAATAGCAGTAAACACATCTACGCCATTTAAAATATTTGGACCGATAGCATCAGAAGATGGATTGTATGTTGAAGATGGATTCTTAACATTGGTTATTGGCGATCAGTTTGCGTCACATTTCGTTGGTGAATGGTTTAGACCAATGCTTATTCACATTCGTTTAATTAGAGATTCTGCATCTTTATTAGTTAATGGTGAAGAAGTCCTATCTTTATCTTTAGATACCGCCACTTTAACTCTTCCAGGAGAACTTGATAACAGCGGAGACAATCAAGACTGGGTAGGATTTTATGCAAGCAATAACGTCTATCCTTTTGAAATTGATTGTGTTGCCATATACTCTTATCAAGTTCCAGTTACAGTTGCAAAGCGTAGGTGGGTCTACGGACAAGGAGTTGTTTCTGCAGAAGGAATAAACTCATCATATGGAGGAACAACTGCCTTTATAGATTATCCATTTGCAGATTATACTGCTAACTATAATTACCCAGATTTTGCTGGCTGGGATCAAGGAAGTTTTGACAACCTATCAACTAGTCAAACAAGTTTAAGAACACCAGAATATGCCTTACCAGAAATATTTTTAGGAACAAAAACATTGCAAAACCTATACGATGATAATAAAGATGCACAAGACAACGAGTCTGGCCCTATTATTACCGATAAGTTTTTGTCTTTTAGACCAAACAATACATGGAACTCTATTGAGTCATACATTAATTTTTCAAGATTTAACTTATTGTCAAGTGAAGTTGAGAGTTGTTATGGCGTCTTTAGTTCTCATAACCTAGCATCAGATGAAATACTATTTAAAATATATAATCCATCAAACAATAACTATTTTACAATTCTTAAAGACGGAAATTTAATTGAATATTCCTTAACCTATAACGGAACTACACAATTGTTATTTACTTCTACGGCAATAACCGCTAATAGCCTTTTTGCAGTTGGATTTAATATAAAAACATTATCAGAAAAATTTGGCAGTAACGTAAGTTCATTTTTTGGAAATCAAAGTTCATTAAAAATGTATGTCTGTGGAGATGATTCTGGGGACTATACTTTTACAGGGAGACTTTATTCTATTGGGCTAGGAACAACATTAAATTCTACAAAAATAACAACCTATATTGATACAAATGGATTTATTGAATTAGACAAAGGTCAACAATTAATTGATCACACAGCCAGTTATACAATTCTTCCATCAGAGGCATATGAAAAATATTTCTTAGACATAGGCGTTGCGGGGTATTGGCAAGACTATCTGCCACTTTCCTACTTTGCTCAATTTGTAAAAAATAATAGTGGTGAACAATTTTATGAGATAGACTTTTTACAATTTAATTTAGGATATCCAACAACAACAACTTTACAGCAAGAATCTGGAACGACATCTTCTTATTACAATACAGATGGCGCACAAATAAAAAGTTATGTAACATTTCAGTATGTTGCAGACGGTGCAAACGTTCCTACATCTTTTGCTAACGAAGAAAAACCAGATGAGTACAAAGTCCTTGACTTAAATAACTACGAAGACTGGGAAACAACAAGATTTGAAATTTTAAATAATACATTGATTTATCCAATTAAGACGGTAGATTTTAATAGGCTTGCAATTGTCTATAGTCTTGAATTTAATAGTCGTGGAGTTTTAACTAAGCCAATTTTATTGAATAAATTACAGTTGGCTTCTCAAGCATTTAACGACAACTCTTTTAATCCAGTAGGAACTAGGTTTGGAGTAGACCTATTTCCATATAAAAAGAATGGTATTTATTTTGACTACAAGTCTAAGAATCCATTTAGCATATATAAAGAAAGCACCCCATATCTATACCTGACAAAAACATCTGGAATTGAAGTACGTGGTGAAATAAATATTCTAGAAAATCGTGGACTAAATCTTCCAATTAACAAGGAATTAGCGACTAACTATAAAGTAAGCGCTATGCAATTATGGCTAAGATATGATCAAGATGCATTTCCAGCAACAGCGACAGAGATTTTTGAAATTAATCACAAAAGTGGAACCCTAAAGTTTTACTTACAAGCAAACAGCACTAATTTAGATAGAGGTAGAATATTTGTTTTAAATCAAAACGGTGTGCCTTACAATGGTGTTGGATTTTATTTAAATGGTAGCCTAGTAAGAGAGCCAGTCCTATCCCTTAAAGAGTGGTCATCTATAGGTGTAGCATTTCTAACCTCTCTTGTCTATAACTCATATCTTGGAAGCATAAATTTGACGGGACCAATATTATTTAACAACATTGCCTATTATCAGGCGAACAGCCTACAAGAGGTTGAAAGCAGAAGGTTTAGGCCTTGGTTCCAGGTATTAACAGACGGTATAACAACAAATGATTGGCAGTTCTGGTTTAATAACTTTACTTGGGACGGTATGTTAGTAATAGGATCATCAGAGTTCTATGGTATTAATCCATCAGATATTTATAAAACATATATAGGCACAAATAAGATAATCGTTGATGACGGAGAAGGCCTAGTTTATCAACCTGAAAAATTAAATGTATATGCAGATACTGAATGGTCAACGAACGTCTCCACACCTGTATAGTCTGATATACTTATGGTTATGGAATCTTTAATTAACCCAAAAACTGGTAAACCTTATGTTAAAAATGTACGTCGTCAGGTAATAGATAAGCATTATGACTGGGGTCTTTACGTATATAAGACATCTACTGGTAAATGGTTTACAGACGAAGAAGGCTCAGTTTTAAATATACCGTCCGACCGTGGGGATCTTTCAAAAATTGCAGAATTAAAAAAAGTTGCAATGCATCACGGAGATGATGGACTTGGTAAGGCTGTATTTGTTCCAGGGCTAACTCAGGTTAGTGAAGAAGAATATTCCGAGCAAAAAGCAAGATTAAAAGAAGGATTAATTCCTTCAATGAATGATTTAGGTGCTTGGCATGCAGCACAACAAACATTAGAAAAGCATGGAAGAGGGGCAATGGATGAGTGAAGAACAGTATATCCGTGCAAGTCTTAATACAGAAGAAAAAGAAGACAATATTTTTAAATCACACGATCCCTTTAATAAAAGTTGGGATGTTTTAAAAGATTACGTTGGACTTGATCAAAACTTTCGTCGTAGAACAACACGCAATTTAACAAAGTATGCTGCTCCAGAATTTAACGCTGCTTACTTAGATGCAGCAAACGCAACACCATCTGGAGTAAATGCTGGATCAAAACAAATCAATCCTGGCACGGTATATAGGAATGGCTACGGACTATTTGACGTAATCACTCCTCCATATAACATGTATGAGTTAGCCAACTTCTATGACACATCATTTGCTAATCATGCTGCTATTGATGCTAAGGTAGAAAACGTTGTAGGTTTGGGATATCGTTTTGATATTTCAGATAGAACGCTGTTAAGGTTTGAAATGAATGAAGATGCAAGTGCGGTAGACCGTGCTCGTAATCGTATTGAAAGAGCCAAGATTCAACTACGTGATTGGCTAGAAAATTTAAATGATGATGATAGTTTTACAAAGACAATGGAAAAGGTTTACACAGACCTTCAAGCAACAGGTAATGGATTTATTGAAGTAGGCAGAACAACTGCTGGAGAGATTGGCTATGTTGGACATATTCCAGCAACTACCGTTCGTATACGACGCCTGCGTGATGGTTTTGTGCAGATTATTGGTCAAAAGGTGGTTTACTTTAGAAACTTTGGTGCAAAGAATGCAAACCCTATGGGCACAGATCCACGTCCCAATGAGATTATTCATTTAAAAGAATACTCACCTTTAAACACATTCTATGGTATTCCAGATATTATTGCAGCAATGCCATCCCTTATCGGAGATCAACTTGCATCTCAATATAATATTGACTATTTTGAAAACAAGGCTGTTCCAAGATACGTTGTAACCTTAAAGGGTGCAAAACTTTCAGGTGATGCTGAAGATAAAATGTTTAGATTCTTACAAACTGGACTTAAGGCTCAGTCACATAGAACTCTTTATATCCCGCTTCCTGGAGATACAGAGGGAAATAAGGTTGAGTTTAAGATGGAGCCAATTGAAAACGGTATCCAAGATGGCTCATTTAAAGAGTATCGTAAACAAAATCGTGATGATATTCTGATTGCTCATCAAGTTCCTATTTCAAAACTAGGTGGTGCAGATTCTGCAGGTATCGCAGCAGCACTTTCTCAAGACCGTACATTTAAAGAGCAGGTATCTCGTCCAGCACAAAGACATTTAGAGAAGGTTGTAAACAAGATTATTAGAGAAAAGACAGACATTCTTGAACTTAAGTTTAACGAACTAACTTTGACTGATGAAATTGCACAATCTCAAATTCTTGAAAGATATGTAAAGACTCAGGTCATGACTCCAAATGAGGCTCGTGAAGCGTTAGACTTGCCACTAAGAGCAGATGGAGATCAACCATTTGTTATGTCTCCAAGACAAGCAACTGATGCTAGAGCAAATTTGGCAGGGGATCGTCAAAGAGATTCAGAAAGAACAAATAACAATTCTGATTCACCAACTACAATATCTGGACGAAATGCACAAGGTGAAGGTAGATCGTCTCAATAGTTGAGAAACTTCTTTAAAGCGGTGCTATAATTATAACGTTATGTTAACAAACAAGGCTCATTGGGAAACTAAAGGTGACAATGTTCGCCTTTCAATGCCCATCGGAAAGATAGACGTTGAACGCCGTATGGTGTCTGGTTTTGCAACCCTTGACAACGTTGACCGTCAAAATGACATTGTAACAACAGAATCTAGTATAACTGCTTTTAAAAATTTCCGTGGCAATCTTCGTGAAATGCACCAGCCAAGTGCTGTTGGCAAAATTGTTTCTTTTAAAGAAGACAAGTATTTTGATCCAAGCACTAAAAAGTTTTATAGCGGAGTTTATGTTTCTGCTTATGTTTCAAAGGGTGCACAAAATGCATGGGAAAAAGTTTTAGACGGAACCTACACTGGTTTTTCAATTGGTGGAAACATCAAAGAGTGGGATGACGCTTACGATGAGAAAATAGACAAAACAATTCGTGTAATTAAAACTTATGAATTGTCAGAACTTTCTCTTGTAGATAATCCAGCAAATCAATTTGCAAACATAGTTTCTATTGAAAAAATTAATGGACAAAACGTGGTTGATGGCTATCTATCAAAAACAGAAATTGAAAATGTATTTTGGGACTCAGAAAACGGTATTGTTATGGTATCTGATTCTGACTCTGCAACAAGTCCAGTAAATGGTAACGTAATGCAGAATATTGGCTTTATAGAAAAAAATGATAAAGATACTGAAAAACTAATAAAATTCTTAGTTGATAGTGCTAAAGGCATTAATACAATTAAGATTACTAAGGAGGTAAATCCAATGACAGAATCAACAAACGCAGTTCTAGAAACTGCAGTTGAAAATGCAGAGGTTGCTCCAGAGGCACAAGCAGCAGAGGTAGTGGCAGAAGCAACAGCAATCGTTGCAGATGTAGCAGAAACCCCTGCAGTCGTTGAAGAGGCACCAGCAGTTGAAGAACTTGCTCTTGCTAAATCAGATGACGCTAGTGCAGAATCTTCTGTTGCAAAAGCAGCAGTTGAAGTAGAGAACGCAGTGGAAAAATCCGCTACAGATGTTAAAGAAGAAGTTGCTAAAGCAGTTTCAGAAATTAATAATTCTCTTACTAATGCCTTTGGCGATCTTGCTGCAACAATCAAATCTCTTAACGAGAAG